GAAGTTCGTTTCATTCTCGGTGAGATGAGCTGTAAAGGAAATGTTTGCTGCCGCAGTTCTAGCCATCCCGAAGTAGTACAGCGTGCCGACCGTGAGGTCCGGCGGACTGGAGAAGTCAACCTCGATGTAGCCGGTGCTCGAGCACTCGACAGTTACCTCGTCAGAGAGCTGCGTGGTCGGTGCTCCTGTGTCGGCGTCGGAGTTGTAGACACACATTAGCATATCAGCACTAGCCGTCGCATTAGTGACACTCAGGATAACCGAGTCCATCGTTGCCGTAACTGGGGCGACGAAGGGGAAATACTGAGCAGGGTCGAGGTTCCAGGTCATCGCTGTGTCAGGCGATCCTCGGCCAAATGGCCCTTGCTTCGTCAACGAGCTGTAGTTCGCCCCAGACTTCACCCCAGCACCCACGCCCAGGATCGCGGCACTACCTCCACCAGACAACCAGCCGTCGAATGATCCCTTCGTCACCATCCTGGCGAATGCGACCAGGCAAATTCTACGAAGCTCGTCCTCGTTCTGTTCCTCGATGGCTATGGGATCGGCTACATCAGCCAGGGTATCAGCTGTAACATTCTCAAGGTCTAGGTTCTGGAGGAGGGTGTAGACCCTGGGGGAACGCTTGATCGCATCTGGTAGAGGCATCATAACCACCCGTCGAATGATCCCTTAGTCACCATACGCGCGAAAGCGACCAGGCACAGGCGCCTGAGTTCGTCCTCGTTGAGCATCTCGATACTTATCGGGTCAGCCACATCCGCTAGATCATCGGCGCTGAGGTTCTCAAGGTCGGTGTTCTTTAGGAGATTGTACACTCTAGGCGATTTCGCCTGTACATTTGGAAGGGGCACTATCTCACCTCTTCTCTGCCCATCTCACAATTTCACGCATCCGCTTGACGCCCATCAACTCACAGTCAAACAGAAGTTTTGCCGCCTTCTTGACCGATGCCTTCTCCGAGGCGCTCATAATCGAGAAGCGCCCCTTGGCTCGCTTAGATATCGCCATAGCCCTGCACCTCAGGCGGAAAGCTCGACAGCAGCAGTATAGTTCAAATTTACCTGAATCTTACACTTGGTGAAAAGCGGGAAGTGGTTCTCAGAGTCCTGGGCAGCAAACGCCCCGGCTACGTTTCCGATGTTGTTCTTGATCCATGAGCCTCCTGCTGAAGTTAGGAGGGTGCCATCACCAGAAACAAAGAGCGCCTGGTCGATGATCTCTGAGGAGCCGCCCAGAGTGTCACCGATCGTATTCGAAGTGATCGTGTCCAGCAGGGCCGTGGAACCGCTTCCAGACGGGGTGCCCTGGAAAACTCGGTGGCTGCCCTGGTTAGTCTGGGTCAGCAGGCTGGCGGTGCGGTCAGCGGCAGTCTGGGCGTAAACGTAAAGCTTGTCGCCCGGTTGCAGCAAGACTCTAGCTGTCGCAGGGAAATATGACCCACCCGCCATGCCCGCCTTTCCGACGTTGATGAAGGAGATGGGAACGCCCTGGCGCTCGACATAGCAGTAGGCTGATGCGTTTGCCACGCAGATATATCCGGCGACGATTGTCTTCTTAGGACCGTAGTCTCCAATGCTCTGAGCTACCGTCGTTATTTCACTGTCAGTGAGAATCTCTTCTTTCGATCCCTCGGTCTGTGCCGTGTTCTGCATTGGGACGGTAGTTCCGTCAGAGAAATAGATGACGCCAGAGGCTAGAACATCAGCCATCAGCCCAGCCTCACATTGAGGCCCAACGGCTTAATTAGGCGATTTGCGGCTGAGAAATTTCGACGCATCAACTTGCGAAAAATCCGGGCTCCGACATTGAAGGTCACTGATTGCAATGCCATTGGGACGGCGTTGGCGCGAGCGTTCTGCATGATTTGAGCGAAGGACATCGTGGGCTCGTTGAGGATGTCCGCCAGGCTGATGACATCGGTTCCAGTCATCTCCATCGAAGTCGCCGCTGATCCGAGTCCCAGATCCCTCACGGTAGAATAGCCGATATCGTATTTCGATGTCACCACTTCTATCGGTCCAGCTCCAAGAGTGCCCTGGGTGAGGATCGCTAGATTTCCGTACCCGACCAGGGCGTCATAGACGTTGAAAAATTTCGGACCTCTCCTTCGAGTTGCCTTCTTCGCCCTTGCCATATCGATCCCGTGGCGAAAACTCGGTTATAATTCTATCTTTACGGTTTTTCAATGGATGCGAACTTTCCGTCAGCAGCTCGGTCAGTTACAACGGCGTTTATCGTGTTCATCTTCTGGTCAGCCGCAGAGGCGATGAATTGGGCGATTGCCTGTTGAATTGGGTTGATTTGTTCGAAGCCAGCTAATCCTGCTCCACCGAGCTCCTTGATTGTCGATTGTATAGCCAGGGCGAGCGAGTGATCCAGTGCAGCAACCGCATTCTCCAACTCGGAACGGATCCAGAGAGCCAGGGCGACCAGTCCAGCTAGAGAAAGGACGTTCAAAACGCCTAAAATGATGAATTCTAACGCTACCATGTCCGTCCAACCTCCGCGCTCGGACTGTGCTTCGTCTGTGCAACCTAAAATCATACCGATTTTACTCAAAATACTAGAGAATCTTGAAAACCGGTGGCTAATGTGGGCTAGTCATTGCCGGCGGGAGGGGGTGTTGCTGATGGGGCGGAGCCCCAGAAGCCATGACTTCAACAACCGGCCCTATAATATACTCTAGGCCCCTCCCATCAAGTGGAGGGTCGGAGAACGAGTGCATCCACACTGAACGCCGATCCTCCACAGGTGATAAAGATGGAGGCGAGATAATGAAGGCCATAGACGACACTCCACGCAGTTCAAGGACGTTTGAGGTGACTATCCCCTGCCCGCACTGTCGAAGGCTCCTAGACGTGTTCCTGAAGGAGGCGAGTTGATGGGGAATTGCTACAAGGCCAATACACACCTTTTCCTAGAGATGGCAGAACGAGGACATGATGTGAAATTATGTCATGGTGTTGTCGTTGCGGCCTCGTACTTCAAACACATGAAACCGGGAACCCGGTTCATGCACTGTTGGGTTGAAGCGCAATCCAAGGAACATGGATCGACCGTCCATGATGCTTCAAACAATGTTCAAGATATTGCTGAATATACATGGCACACGAAAGAAGTATTTGATACCCAAATGAACCCAAGATTCGTGGTCAAAATGAGGCTGAATGAAGTTCGTTGTCATATCGTAAACAACGAGTGGTATGGTGAATGGAACCTCCACCCTCAACACAGGCTGGTGAATAAATAATGCACCTAATCTCAGCGACCCTAACAGAAGCAGCTTATGAGATCCGTTCACGCTGGCCCTCAAGGCAGAAGAGTGCTAACACCAGTGCGGCCATCGTCTTCTACGAAGAGAACGGCCCCGGCAACCTTCAGGGGCTATGGCAGCAAGTAGCCACTAGAGAGAGATACATTCGAGAATTGGAGAGAGATATCAAGGGTTTGAAGATGGAGGCGAGCGAGTGACAGAACACCTACGAAGCCCGACTTATCTGTCACCTGAAGACCTAATGCTCGTGTTGAAATCTCCAAAGAGAGATCATGTGGTTGTACAATGCCCACATTGTCAGGACTTTCTCAACGTACATTTTCAGTCCTTAGAAAAATGGCATGAAGTGAAGAGGACCGACGGCCCCAAATCGTAGTCTCTACCCCCCTATGTGAAGGCCCCGATCAGGGAATGCTTACGCCAAAACTAGCCGCCCACATCTGAGCGACCGATGTCCAGGCTTCTCCAGTCTCGGGGTTGACTCCTGGTGTCGTCTGGTAGAGCGTAGCAGTCTGGGCGATGGCTGCCTCCTGCTCGGGTGTCAATGGAGCTCTCTCGAACAGTCTCTTGATGAAAGCCCAGAGCCCAGGGCCGAACTCGTCCTTGTTGGCCTTCCACCAGTTCCTAATGTCATTGATGATGTCCCCGATGTCGTTGGGAGTGCCGAACAGGATTTCCCTTCCTGTGGCGATCTCTAGCAGTGTGATGCCGATGTAGAAGTTCTCGAAGGAGAGAAGCTGGTCGATTGACTCGCTGACTTTGTCTACCTGGTAAGCCCCGATGATCGCGTCTAGCTGCTGGGACTGTTTATCCTGGAGACTGACCCGAACCTCGATTACCTGTGTTGGACTTTTCTTGGTCATCGCCATCACTCAGGAGGTGTCGGCCAAGCATCGGCGGCGTCGTTAGCCTCAACATGATTCTGAGGTAGATCGCGGAGTGCTGTTCTGTGATCCTTCCAATCCTGTGACATCGTGCGGTCCTTGACGGCTCGCCAATCAGTCTGGGCGAGCTCGGCGTCTCGGTTATGCCTGATCTCCTCCCAAGTGACTTCACGATAGGTAACGGTCTTGTTGCCGTCCGTGTCGATGTGGATCATCCTGCGCTGAACCTTCATGTCGTACTCCACTTCACCATAATGAGAGGGCACGCGACATTCGCACCGAGAATGTTAGCTGCGGTGGCCGTTGCAGGCAACGAGTTATCCACCCCGGTTTCAGTCAGCGCGTTTCGGTTGTAGTCACTGGAATACTCCTGGCCACCGAAGTTCGTTTCATTCTCGGTGAGATGAGCTGTAAAGGAAATGTTTGCTGCCGCAGTTCTAGCCATCCCGAAGTAGTACAGCGTGCCGACCGTGAGGTCCGGTGGACTGGAGAAGTCAACCTCGATGTAGCCGGTGCTCGAGCACTCGACAGTTACCTCGTCAGAGAGCTGCGTGGTCGGT